GTTTGCACCAGCTGGTGTACGTCGTGGCGGTGTAACAAATGCCAGCTCAGTGGGTTATGTGGATGGTGCAACAGGCGAGTTCCATACAGTGGCATTGAATGTTGGACAACGCGATACACTTGCAGCTGTACACGTTAACCCAATTACATATCTTGCTGGAACAGGTTTAGTTGTGTACGGACAGAAGACACGTCAGCTAGTGCCTAGTTCATTGGATCGTATCAATGTGGCAAGACTGGTAATTTATATGCGTTATCAATTAAATCAAATTGCTAAACCGTTTATATTTGAACCAAACGATACTATTACACGTAATGAAATCAAACAACAAGTTGAATCGTTCTTGTTAGGCCTAGTTGGCCAACGAGCACTATATGATTATCTTGTGGTTTGTGATGCAAGTAATAACACACCAGCTAGAATCGACCGTAACGAGTTACACGTCGACATAGCCATTGAACCAGTAAAATCTGTGGAATTTATTTACATTCCATTGCGTTTAGAGAATACTGGGGCAATCAAAGGCCTTGGCAAATAATTAGGAGAATTTAAATGGCAATCGCATCTCTATCAAACTTTACAGTACCGTTAGCATCCGACCAGAGCGCAAGCTCTCAAGGTATGCTAATGCCAAAACTAAAATATCGCTTTAGAATTAGTTTTGAAAATTTTGGCGTAAGTGGTTCAACAACTGAACTTACTAAACAAGTAAGTGAAGCAGTAAGACCAAGTGTTTCATTTGCTAACACAGTTATTGATGTGTACAACAGCAAAATTAACTATGCTGGTAAGTACACATGGGAACCAATCACAGTTAAACTACGTGACGATTCTACCAATGCTGTAACTACACTAGTTGGCGAACAAGTACAAAAACAATTTGACTTCTTTGAACAAAGCAGTGCAGCTAGCGGCTTGGATTACAAGTTCACTATGCGTATTGAAATGTTAGACGGTGGCAACGGCTCAACAACTCCTACTAGTTTAGAAGTATGGGAATGCTACGGTTGCTACGTTGAAAAAACAAACTACAATGATATCAAGTATAGTGAAGCTGGCGCAGCAATGATTGATTTAACAATTAGATTTGATAATGCAATCCAAACTACACCATCAAAGGGTCTGGGCGCAGCACAGACAGTACAAAAATTCCCAGGCGGAACTAGCATACTAGGCAGTTAATAGTTTAAAAACCCACTTAGGTGGGTTTTTTTATGACTATTCATTAACTACTCACTTTATTTTAATCGATAAATAAAGCTATGTCATCATACAACTTACGTTCAGGTACTACTATTTTACGAGATCAGCAACATGCTGATCATTTGTTTAATGTTGATCAATTTAGACTTGCACCCAAGCACAGTTTTTTATTCCACGTGGCATTTGGAATTAATCGAGTAGCATTGGGTAATGCAACTCTGGTACAAAGACACAGTGAAGAAATAAACATGTTAGTTAAGAGTATTGATTTACCCAACTACAAAATCAATACACAAGTGTTGAATCAATACAACAGAAAGAAACTTGTACAATCAACACATACACCGGGTGAAATTGGAATTAAATTTCACGATGACAACCTTGGCGTGATCAACCAGTTGTGGCAAGCCTATTACAAATATTACTACGCTGATCCAACAACAGCATGGACTCCAGGAGCATATGAAAGAAATGCAACAAAAGCATATTCTTCAGCAATGCCTGGCAAGTATGGTTTTGATAACGGTAGTACTAGACCATTTTTTAACTATATAAAAATTTATCAAATGGCACGACATGAGTATGTGTTGCATCAGTTATGGAATCCTATGATAACTAGTTTTAATCATAATAAAGTAGCGTATTCTGAAACAGGTGTACACGATTTTGATATGAAAATTCAGTACGAAGCTGTGAGTTACGATGCTGGAGATATCAGTGATGGCAACCCTGAAGGATTTGGAACTAGTCATTACGATCACACCGCTAGTCCAATAGCAAAGGGACCTGCTGGAAACAGTGTAAGTTTTGTTGGGCAAACAGCATTGAATTCGTTAGGCGGCGGTATCCTTAACAATGTAATCAACACCGTGGGCAATTATCAAAATCCCACTGGACTCATCTTAGGATCATTGGCAGTGGGAGCAGCTGTAAATATTGGTGCTAAATTACTAGGAGGTGCAATTAGCGGCTTATCTGGATTTAGTTTTCCTGGAGCAAGTTTGACTAACAGCAGTAATACACAAGCAGGTACAGCTGGAACAGATTCTGCAAATATTGGCGAAAATCCAGCGGCCGATCAAACTAGCGAATACGATAATGCTTCGCCGAACACGGGTGATACAAACACAGATTCAACAGTAGAAGACATCACAGCACCAGTTGGCACAGAAGATAATCCTAGCAGTGCCGAGGACCAGGACACTGCAAACTATAGTTACGACTTTTAACAATGACAACAACTAATTTACCTCAACCAAAAGAATCGTTTAATAATGTAAAAACGTTTTTTAATAATTCATTTACTAAAACAGTAAGTTTCCCAGCCGCACAAATTGATGCCACTGTTGCATTTTTTGTAAGACGAGGATTTGACCAATCGTCGGCAGGATCAGTTGCTATTGTATTATTAAATCAAGCAAGATCTGAAGGTGTTGATGTATTTAAACTGCTAGACTCGGTTAAAAGTTTAACAGACATACAACTAAGTCAAATTGTGGCACAGGTACTAAATGCAAGTAGAGATAAAACAAGTTTGCTAGGATATCGAACCGCAACTGTTGATAACACGTTTGAAGCTAGAAACATTTTAATTTAATATGCCCAGCAAATTTGCACGTGGTAAATTTGCCATAAAACATCCTGAAAAATACGTTGGTACTAAGACTCCAACATATCGTAGTAGTTGGGAATGGACATTTATGAACTTTTGTGACAACAATAAAAGCATAGTTAAATGGGCCAGCGAGGCAATTCAAATACCCTATAGAGATCCGTTGACAGCTAGACAAACTGTATATGTGCCAGATTTTTTTATACAATATCTGGACAAAAAAGGCCGCATGATTACTGAATTAATTGAGATAAAACCCGCTAGCCAAACAATTTTAGAGCGTGTGGGCAAGAACAAATATAATCAAGCGCAATTTATTAAGAATCAAGCCAAGTGGAAAGCAGCGAACGCATGGTGCCATCAGCAGGGTATAAAATTTCGTATTCTTAACGAAAATGATATATTCAGCCAAGTCTGAGAATAAGTAAGTGTATGACTAAACGATTAGAAGAACTCCTCGATTTACCTGAAAGCAAGAAAATTGTTAAACAGGAAGAAAAGCAAAAAGCCAAAGCAGAAGTTGCTGCCCCGTTCATACGCGACATATCAGAATTTGATAAAATATCAGCTGCATTACCCCAAGTAAAGGGATTAGGCGATGTTAGTGATAGTGAATTTGATGTACTAGCACAAAAAGCTACAGATGCTTATGACGATATTATGGATCTTGGCATGAATGTCGAAGCAAGATATAGCGCACGTATGTTTGAAGTTGCAGCTAGTATGCTTAAGAATGCCATAGATGCTAAAAGTGCGAAGATTGATAAAAAACTCAAAATGATCGACTTGCAACTGAAAAAACAAAAAATTGACCAAGATGCACTGGGAGCAGATAACAGTATTGATATTCAAGGCGACGGTGTTATTATTACAGATCGTAATAGCCTACTTGAGAAATTAAAGAATATGAAATAAATACAATACTGGATCCTATTATGAAATCATTTAAAAACTACTTAACAGAAAGCAAGAAAATTTACGAATTTAAAGTAAAGATTGCTGGAGAATGTCCTAAAGATTGCGGGCAACAAATCAAAGCTGCATTGGCTGAATTTCACGTATCCGGTGTCAGCGCACCTAGACGTACTCCTATACAAGAACGTCACGGAGAATTTCCCGAACATAAAAACATTCAAATGACAATATTTGACGTCACATTGGATTACCCGGCAAACAGTATGCAAGTCCGAGAAAGAATTGCTAGCGGATTAGGAATGGGTCAAGCCAATGTTAAAGTAAAAACATTGGGTGAAGAAGCCGAACATGTTATCAATCATCAACATGATCAGCCTACCGGTGAAGCTATCATAGGAACTGACTACGAACCTGATGATAATAGCAACATGTACGGTGAAAAATACAACATGGGTTTTCTAAAAGAATTAAGCAAAGACAAACATGCAGGCACAGAAGTTAAAGGTGTTAATGATAAATTGTTTCAAGGAGCAAAATAATGGATTTAAAAGATTTGATGACTAGATTACAGGCAATTGAAGAAAACGCACCAACTGTTGCTCCTGTACATACTGATGGTCCAGCGACAGAAGAAATGATGGGTATATCGTTACCTATGCCGGGAATGATGGGAATGGGACATGAAGAACCGCCTAAGCAACCCGACAAT